CATCATTCTTGTCTACCTCCTCACCCTTATGATACTCATCATAATAAGCATGAGATGATTCCAAATCTGCTTTACTATATTCCATCTTCCCATGATTAATATGCTCTTTCCCATCTTTGGGATCAAGATACACTTCATGTTCTAAATCGTGCTTAATTTCAGACATCTAGTACGGCCTCCCTGAGTGTTTCCATTTTGATGAATTGTTCTCTCATATTATAATACAATTTATAGTTCTCTGTCGTCAAATAGTATCCTTTTATGTCATTTCCATCACAATGCCATCCATAGGCCTGAAGGCGTTCCTCCGTTCCATCAATTCTAAGTGTTTTATCACTTTGTAAGTAATCGTGGTATCTTTCGTCTAAATTGATCATTGGAAGAAGAGGTATTTGTTGATATCATAACATAAGTTATATAAAATATCTATAAACTTTATATTGTCTTTATACTATGACAACATTACTTAATCTTCATCATCATAAGAGGGATCTTCTATCCTCCTCCAATCATCATCTTTATGACGATTCTCTATCTCTTCTATCAATTCAGTTGTATCAATAACATTATCTATATTGGCAAGCATATCGGCAATATGTTTACTGACATAAGGTTTCTCATTTCTTGCTGAAAATGCAAGTGCATTGCGTAGTGCTTCTTGTGCCTCTCTGAGAGAGTATTCTACTTGTTGTGATATTGTCATTGTTAATCCTTATCAGAAATATTGACATTACCATCTAAAAATGTTGATGTTAAATCAAACATACTCGTATTATAATAATCAGTATTAAGTTCATGAACTGAACCACTTCCATCTTCTGTTAATTGCCCTATGGTTATACCATCCATAGTTTCAGTGGTAATACCATCCATTACTGATATGTTCTTATTACCTCTCAATAAACCAAGAAGTTTAACACTAGAATCATAACATGCCTTGTGATACTTCTTGTTTTTCTGGACAGTATCTACAATGCTATCATATACTTCATTTGGAGATGTATCAGCGTTAATTGCATCTTCCAACCAATCTTCGAGATTACTCAAAGAATATGATTTAGATTCTTCGGTCATTGTCATGTTTAATTGCTTGTTTTATGATAACTTGAATCTCTTTAGATGTCAAGTTATTTAAAAATTTCCAATTAGGATCTTGTTTATCCCATTCCATACTAAATGAGCCATCCTCATTTTGATGTATCTTTAGACTGTCGTTCTTCATCTTTGATTTGTTTCCTCATTTGTTTTGCATAATATACTTCCCTTTCACTATACAATTCAGGATGTTTCTTTGCTCGTTTAATAATAAGTTTTGCTGCTTTCTTGTCCTTCATTAATTAGGATTACTTAGAATATCTTAAGTAGGTATTTATACGGTTTCTCTTTTATTATGTTCTATATTATACTCTATTACAATCTTCTTACTTGTTGTTCCTTGACTATTATAGGTGCTAACATATTCTATTGTTCCACCTAACTTATCAGTTATAGATGACAATTCCTCTATTAATTCATCTTCCATTGTATTATAATAAATTACTTACATTATAAAACCCACTCAACAAAATGTCAAGTGGGTTAGGGTTTACTATACAATTTACTTAAGGTGGGTGTTGATACTTATTCATGTTGCTTTTAGTTTAAACGTGTACTTGTTTTAAATTAAAACCTCCTTACATATACGTTTACAAACATGTTGGTCGTCTTCACAGTCTATTAGGCACTCGTAGTATTCGGTGAGTAAATCATCTTGTGAATTTACATATTCCATATGTTTTGATCCAGCTAATTGATTAAATGAAATTAAGTTGTGCATAATTGCCTCTAATGAACTACAATAACGAAGAGATTTAGATCATCTTGTTATCCCTAATTCTATCATTATTTAGACAAATAATGTCTGTATTTACTGATACAATTTAATAAAAATTTATGCCTATTAGTTTATCTTATATGTCTACGATCTTGCTCAAGACTTAACTGTCTTTCAAACTCATACTTCATAGCCGAAAGATTTTGTGCTAAGTATGTTTCCCACTCATTATCTTCTATAAGGTCTTCCAAGTGAGCAACATGCTCTAGGGCAAAAACTAATTTAGTTTCATTATTCATTCTCATCTCTTCCTCACAGGCACATCAATAGTCCATGAGGATGATTCTAACTTAACCATATCAAAGTTCTTCTTAAACTCCTTCTCTCTTGCCTTCTTCTCCTTCTCCATTGTTAACTCAACAGTTTCAATAGTTGTCTCACCATAATGAGTTCTATGTTCTATGATAGCAGATCTTAGACCCATATAATCTAATATAGAACCATCTATCATATGATAGAGTGTATCCCAAGTTAAAGTATCTCTCAATCCAGATGCGATTCTATCCACATCATTCTCATCAAGATACTCGCCAGTTGCTACTGCATTTGAGTAATCTTCATATTGAGTCAAGAGTTTTGCTCTTTCCTCTACCAACTTGTTAAGGTTGATAGTAATCTTCACATCATCATCAATCATTTAATTTTCCTATGTACTGATAAATTAAATCCCACTTAAACTCAAAGGTTTCACCTCTCTCATCTTGTAGGTAGAAAGGAATATTGGGATGCAACCTTTTAGCTCTGTAATAATGATTGATTACATGATAATCATCATCTATACATCTCTGCTCCTCTAATTCTTCTTCAGTCACTAATACTCTCTCTTGTCTGCATAATAATCACCCAATGCTCCACTCATTAGAGTTTCACTGATCTCACCATGAGGAGTAGTAATTGTAGGTTCTACATGGTCATTCTTCTTACCAAATGCTAATGGTGGACTATGTGGATTGTCCAGTTCTTGAACAATTTTAATAACCTGTTCTCTTATCTCCATTAATTCATGAAAACACTCTTGATTGTGGGCACATCCTCTCAACTCATGATCTGGTTTATGTACCGATTCAAGGAATAAAGTCTTACCACGTTCCCATTTCTCTTGTTTAGTTTCGCTCATTTGTGTGCCTCCTCAGATCCACCTACTGAATCAAAATCATGAATATTTTCAGATCCACCTACAGCAAATGGATTATACTTTGATCTTGCCATCCTATACATCTTCTCATGTATAGTCACGACTTCTTCAGCACTCTTCTCAAAGTCTGGTGTTGATTCATGACGTGAAGCATAGGCATCACTTTCATCAAACCAATCTGCAATTTCTTCCTCTGGTCTTGGGTTCATAGATTCTAACTCTGATAACTTTTCTGGATCTGCATATTTATTATCATACTTAACATTATCTATTATAGGTGAGTCGGTAGCGATTGGCATCGAATCCAGAGGATTGGTGGGATAACCATTTTCTGGAAGATGATAATCATCAAACCACTCATTCGGATCTACACCCATATTATTTAACATTTTTCTTTTTGTTTTTTAATATGTATGATTTAGCAGATGGATAATTTCTTGCATAATGTACTATGTCTCCATTGTGTACAATTGCAAACTTTGTACCTGTAGATGGAATTGCTGCCCACATTCCATCTTTAGTAACATACCCCTCAGGCCATCCTGGTTTAGTGTCCAGAATAGTCTTATTGGGGCATGTATAAAACTTTGTGTAATCAGAACTTGGCATTGACACTGACTACCGTTGCTTTTGGATTACGTGCCAATGCAGTGTCTCTTGCATCAGAATAATCACGTGCTTCTACCTCTTCATAGAAGACTCTTCCAGCAACATACAACTTGACTTCACATCTCATGGGAGTTTCCTCGTTTGGTATGTACATATTATATACTAAAAAAGGGGTCTTGACGACCCCTCTTGTGACAGTTTAGCAATAGTCCACTAATTTAATCAATTTGTGCATTTTACGGTATGTTTGATGTGTCTCATCTTGATTGAGTTGAGGAATAACTCCAAGAAGTTTCCAAGGTCTTTCAGTAGGGGGATTAATATTAATATTAAAACCTGTAGATGCAGCAGTACGATTAACAATATCAAAACACTCTTTGTACCTCCAATCAATATACTCCATAAATTCAATATATCCCTTTTTAATCTTTGATGGAATCTTTTTAGTTGTATAAAGAACCACATAAGACTCTTCTGGGATTAGATCTGCAATTTTTGCCCATAAACGACCTTGATTAGTATTGCTAGGAGCTGCATAAACGAATACCCTTTTACCTCCAAGGCATACTTCTCCATCAAGACAAGCATCACTAGGAACATCAGGAGATTTCCTTAAGTAATCTAAAACTTCTTCTCTGTCTGGAATCCAAATAGCCTGTTGACCACCTGCTACTGATTCATAGATTTCTTCTACTAAATGAGGTATATCTTGAGCATCTATAAACCTTTCTGCTTCAAATTCATTAGTGACTAATTTAGTAATCTCAGTCTTATCATGCTCTATATTACCTTCAGTAACAGCAGAAATACCAGCCTCATGAAGGTCTTTATATTTTGTAGGTCTACTGATAAGATCATCATTACCAATTAATCCCTCAGATAAAGATTGAACATAGGCAGTCTCAATATCATCTTCTTCAGGATAATCAAAAACTGCCACAACAATAAATGTTTCACCTGATATAATAGCTGCTCTTATTCTTGTTCTTCCATCCTTTACTTTTTCTCTTACATCTATAATTGGGGGAAATGGTTCATATCTCCATCCCTTCTTTGTGTAAGATTGTGATATTGCCTTATCTGCATTATCTCTATTACCATCAGCTCTGATGGCAATATTTAATAAGTCTTCATGGTATGGATCTCCACCATACTTTGATAAATCAAGAAATCTAAATCCTATGAATCTACCTCGTTTAACATGAGATTGTATCTCTTCCTCAGTCCAACGATTTTCATACTTTTCAAGATCAATAACTTGATCTGGGCCGAAACCCTTACGTCTTTTAATAGACATTTGTTTTCTCCTGCTTGGTTAGCATATGTGAATAGAAACTGTCTGCTTTAAGCAATTTGTTTCCAATAATCAATATTATATATCATCCAGTATGGATTGTCAAGTTACGGTATCCTCTACCAATCTACCACCCAATACCTTGACCATTAGATCCAATGATACCTGTTGAGGTCTTTGCTGCCATCCATACCACTTAGACTTCTTACCCACATGGTAGGGTGGCAGTTTACCAACCGTCCAGTATTGCTCGGCAGTGCAATCATATATGTTATCCTCATTCTGTAACCACCAGTGTTTCTCTCCTCTGTAATCCTCACCACTCATAGGTACTAACTTGTCAGTGTCCATCAAATAATATAATGCCTGTGTAGCATGATAACAATGACCATAATACTTGTTAATCTCACACCTGAACATTAACTTCTTACGCTTCAGTAAGTCAGGTGTGAGATTCTTTTGTATGAGTCCTGTTACCAGACACATATTCAGTTCACTAAACGCATAAGGTTCAAAGACAAGTTTTCTTGTCTCAAATATCTTCTTATCTTTATACCTATGCCTCTCAACTGTTTTCATAAAACTTCTCTAACGTATTAATATATGGTGAGGTTCTTTCATCTATTAGATTACCATAATCCTCATGTAGTTCACAACCCATGTAATGCCTTCCTAACTTCTTTGCCACCATAGCAGTTGTCCCTGATCCCATGAATGGATCTAATACTATGTCACCCTTCTCACTACCTGCAAGAATACATGGTTCTATCAAGTCAGGTGGATATGTTGCAAAGTGAGCTCCCTTATATGGTTTGTTTGTTATACTCCATACTGATCTCTTATTCTTGGTTGGATAACTCTTAGTCAGTCCTGAATGTGGTCTTAGTCCTGTTCCCTCATTATGATACTTACCATTAGTTCTATCTCTGGTTCCCCAATCCTTTGCTGGTTCCTTTATTGCTTCATTATCATAGAAGTATTTCTTATTCTTACTGAACAAGAAGATATACTCATGTGCCTTAGTGCATCTATCTCTCACACTCTCTGGCATTGGATTGGGTTTATGCCATATTATATCCTGTCTCAAATACCATCCATCAGCCCTCAATGCAAATGCTAACATCCATGGGATACCAATAAGATCCTTCTCTTTGAGTCCATCTAACTTATTACCTCTCCTTGCACACTTGTCTGGTAGATCCTGTTTAGTATTAGAGACTGACTGTTTAACTAATCCTTGACCTTTACCAGGTCTATAGTTATAATAACTATCTCCAATGTTTACCCATAATGTTCCATCATCTGTTAGATTTTTACCTACCTCTCGGAATACTTCTACTAGGTTACGAATATACTCTTCTGGAGATTCTTCTAACCCTATCTGACAATCCTCCCCTCCATAGTTTCTTAATCCGTAATAAGGTGGAGATGTGACGCACATCCTCGCCTTCTCATCAAACTGTTTGAGGGTCTCTTTACAGTCTCCAAATAATATTATATCTCTCATTTAGTCTGCTCAGATATTATTGCTTGGAGTTTACCATCCTTATCAACAGTAATGTTTATTTGATGTTGTAGATCCTTATCAGTATCCATAAGTCTAATGTCTATTGCACCACCATCTCCATAATATGATACGATTAACCTATTAGATTTTACTTCCCACTTGTCGGGATTCTTGGCATGTTTATATACAGGATTTGAGTTCTTATCCTGATAACCATTTATCCATTGAAACTGTGCAATCATTGATAATATCCTGGTTTGTAAGTAGTTTCTTTTCTTTTATCCCACTCTTCTAACAACCATGAAGATGATTGTTTCTTACCTACTCCACCTACACCCCATCTGTATATGACTCTATCATCATCTTTATAAAACTTATACTCTGGTACATTTTCATTATGTCTATCTCCACCATTAGCAAAGATTACTTTATCATATATCTCAAGACACTGAGCAATCGCATCACAGGCAGTATCATTAGTATCATCAAATTCAAGAACATTATCAACATCTTTTAATGCTCTGACAATAGACAATCTATCATATAATGGCATGAATGGTTTACCCTTCTTTCTTACCAACCATTCATCAGAGTTTATACCAACTGCTAATGTACTCAGTGGAGCTATTTGTTTTGCTGAATGAAGTAATGCGATATGGCCACTATGGATGGGGTCAAATCCACCTGTGACTAATACTACTGTTGAAGTCATTTTGTTACTGTAGAAATTGCTGGTTCACCTTTATTAAAGATAGTATCAACTACTGCCTCTACTTTCTTAGCAGTAGATATACCAACTTTAGAATATACTGGTACACATACTAACCCAAATTCTTTATTATTGCAACCCTTACGAATTACTCTACCTATGGTCTGACTGATACCAATATAATCCATAGATCTTAAGAATAGAACTGCCTCAAGTCCATTTACATTGATACCCTCAGATAGAATACTGTGATGTAGAACTACAAACTTAGTGTAATCATCTCTACCCCACTGATTCAATACCTCAAAGAACTTATCTCTACCTACCTTCTGACCATTGATAAATGCACCAGTCTTTGCAGTGATATACATCCAGTTATAACCACGCTCTCTCAACTGAACACAGAAGTCAGTCTGTGATACTAGGTTTGTGATCTGCTTTGTTGACTTAGCACATATCAATACCTTACTCTTCTGTATGTTATCAATAGAGTTTATCATCTGCTCACAATCCTTATCAGCAACCAACTCATGCTTGTCTAATAAACGTGACTCATATACTTCTACCTTTGGTGGTAAAATGTAACCTTGCTCTACCAACTGAGGAGCTGGAACCTGACATATAACATTACCGAATATGTCACTATCATTCATACCTGCTTTAAATGGTGTTTTACTGTGCTTAGGTGTGGCAGTAAAGAAGTATGAATGGTCAGCATACATTGAGAAGTGCTCTACAGATTCAATGAAGTTTCTTTGTACTGAATTGTGTGCTTCATCAAAGTAAACTACATCAACCACAATATCACTCTCTTGTATTCTGTGTAGTGAATGGTATGTTGTAAAGATTAACTGATTAGACTCATAGCATAGGAAGTTATGGTATCTAATGTCAGATACTTTGGTTGAAGAGTAATGCTCAGTCTCACCACTGTGAACGTGCATTACTTTTACATCGTTAAACTCTCCTGTTTCTAAGAATTCAGAACATAGTTGCTCTGCTAATAGGATACGTGGAGCAACCACGACAATGGTTGCAACCTCTTGTGTACGGAATACTCTCTTGGCATCCTCTATCATACACATGGTCTTACCACCCCCTGTAGGTACTATTACCTGACCTTTAGGGTTCTTTGCCATAGCATCCAGAGCATCAATTTGGTGTGGACGTAATGGCATTAATGTTTTGTAACTGTACATATTATAGCATAAAAAAGACCCCTGTATTGGGTCTTGTGACACTTTATTAACTGGCAATGAATTGTTCTATGTTCACCTTCCCATCTAATATAATATTCACTCTATGATATTCATCATCTGTCTG